GGCGAGAAAGTATTCACAACCCAGTCCCAGAACCCCTGCAGGGCGTCCCACACCTCTTGCGCAACAGTCTGTATCGTGGGCCAGTTGTCCTCTACCCACGAGACGATGGTGTCGAACGCGGTGATGACGATGTTGGCTGCTTCATTCTGGAACCAGGGCCACGCCACATCTTGGAACCACGCGACGACGGCATCCACCCTCCGGCGGAACTCGTCGTTGTTCTCGTAAGCAATGGTGAACCCTGCGGCGAGTCCTGACAGAGCTCCGATCACCAGGTTGACCCGGGAGAAGAACAGCGACAGGACAGCTCCTGCACCGATGAGACTTGTGATGAGTCCAAGGAACTCTCCCCACCGCAGGAAGAACAGTTTCTGGTCTTCAGTGAGAGTGGTCTCCGACTTGAGGTCTCTGAAGAAGTCAAGCACTTGTCCGCCGATGTCCGCAATGTTCTGGAGTTCATCCTCAAGCCAGTCCGGGATGAGACTCCTGAACGCAGCCTCCAATCCGGCGTCGTTAACGAGCTGTCGGAAGTCCTGTAACCACTGCATCAGGTTCCGTGCTCGGTCGTGGAGGTCGAACCCTTCAATGATCGCAATGCCGATGTCTCGCATCAGCAGTGAGATGACATCCCTGATGTTGGACCAGATACCCAAGAGCGTCTGTGACTGACGCTCCATCATGCCCCCGAACCGAGCATTCATCCCCTCAAGGATAGCTGGGATGGCGGTTGCGGCTTCAACTTCTCGGTCACGGACCATTTCCATTGCTTCGGGAATGTCCACCCCAAGAGTCTCTGCGAGAATCTCCCACGCAGGGATACCCACGTTCGCAAGCTGACGCATCTCCTCAGCCTGGACAATTCCCTTTGCACGCATCTGACCGATCGCCAGCACCAACCGCTCGAGACCGTCCGCGCCGAGACCCAGAGCGGAAGTGGCATCTCCCAACACTGTGAGCATGGGGATGAGTTCATCCACCTCGAACCCGTACGCGCGCAACAGACGAACCGCATTTTCCAAATCAGACATCTCGAAGGGAGTCCGGATAGCGAACGTCTCCATCTCCTTCAAGAGTTTGCGCGCGTTCTCAGCGCTACCCGTGAGGGTCTCGAGTGCAATCTGAGTCTGTTCGAATCGGCCGGCTTCTTGGATGACTGCACTGATACCTGAACCGATTGCAACCGCCGCAGTGGTGCCGAAGGCAATGGCAGCCTTCGTGATACCCAAGCCGAACTCACGGAACTTGCGTTCGGAGGCAGCCAGGCCGGTAACGAAGGCGCGGTCCTCCAACCGGAGAACGGCGTTTAGTTCACCGACCTGAAAGGCCACTTTACAGTCCAATCACTCGAGAGACGTACTTCTCCGCCTCATCCGGGTCGGAGATCCAGTTCACGACCTCTTGACCCTTGTGCTTGTCAGTCTTAGTGTAGAGGAATCCAGCGAACGCGGAATTGGGAGATAGTCCCTTCAGCCGGGACATGAACCACCTCCAGGAGACCTGTTGAAGCGTATCTTCCAAGTGCACCACCCCATACTCACGATGGAAGTCCGCTTCGATGTACGACCATCCTTCTCGGACGGTCTCCCAGCTTATCCGGTAGTCTCCTGGAGTTCGATTTCCCCCGGCGCATCACTGTCCTCCTTGGGTTCGGTCTCATCAGCCAAACCCATGTGTTGCCTGATAGTCCAGAACAGGATTTCTCGCATCAAGGGCAGGTCGAACTCTGGGTGCTTCCTCCACTCGGCCAAGTTGTCTGCTCCAACAACCTGTTCTGTGATCTTGATGGACTCGTTGGCAGCCAAGAGCTGGTTGGCATCTCGCGTCTCGAGCATCTCTAGCATCGTCAACATCAAGTCGGCAGAAATGGTCCCCGGGAGGACCCACTCCTGATCGAACAGCTTGATGAGGATGCCTTCCCGCTTCTGTTCCCTTCTCCATGCATCGAAGTCGCGCCGGGTGTCGCTCACTACACTCTCCTTTCCGGCTTACGATTCAGGACGCGGGTGTCTTGGTGATGGTCCCCGAGCTGGTGAGTGTGACGTTCCACTGGGCAGCGTCATCCACTCCACCTCCCGGAGCATTCACTTGCGCAGAGGCAAGAAACTGCCATGTGTTGCCTCCGGGACTCTCCAACTTGAACGACCCCAACGAGTCCGCATCGATAGCATCCGCTAGAGCCTCGACAGCCTCCTGCCCCGGGTCTCGCTCTCCAGTTGCGGGGTCCTCTAGGTGGAATCCCTCACACGCGAACTGCAACCCGCGACTTGCAACGATGTGTGCCATCGCGCCTTGGTCATCGAAGTCCGTAGTGTCAGCATCGTTCTTCTGCTGCGTGGGAGTGAAGGATGTAATGCCCTTCACAGGTGTCCACACAGGAGTCACGTCGTCACCCGTGTTGATGGAGAAGGTCCACCCGCGGGCGAGGATCTTCGTCACTGCCATTCGGATTCCTCCTTAGCTGTACGCTAGCCGGTGAGCAGTCACATCCATGAACTCGATGTCCAAGTTTAATGACCACTCATACCTGTCGTTATCGTCACGCCCCATTGAGATTGGACCACCTGTTTGTGACAGACACCCAACCACGTAAAATGAGCCAATTGTGTCAGTGTTGAAACCATGTAGTGCATCGTAGATCTCACGGGCAACCTCATACGGAGGCACAGGGCTGAGTGCTGTTCCTCTGCAGATTGCCTGTACGGTAGTTTCACTGTAGGGATGAACTCCGCTTGGTCGGATGCTGGGGACCTCTGCAAGATAGATGAGGTTGTCTGGCTCGTCAGGAATCTTGGCTACGAAGATGTTCCCACCTACGTCGTTAGGGCGGTAGATTCCGATCCCCAAGTCATCAAGGAATTGTGCAATCGCTGCTGCAATCACAGTGTCCGCCTGCCTGTTCGTAGGGTCCGCATGCCGGTTCGGTTGCCGATCTCGGTGGCCATGATCCGCAGCGCGTCGTCACGCTTTTCTCGAAGTGCAGTTTCGAGATATTTCGCCCGAGTTGGCGGTTGATGGCGAAGACGAGTATCCTCGTGCTGGCGGACTGCATACGGTGTGTTGTACGAGATGATCGTTCGCTTCCCGAAGGGGGTTGAGATGCGTCCAGAGTTGTGTAATGCCATCGTGTCCTTCGGTACGTATATCTGTGATCGAGCAAAGATCGGTTCAGCAGCTGCACGAGTGGCAGGCCCAGCAGAGGCACCTACTAGTGTCGTAAGAGCTCTTCCGTGCCATTTGATCCGAACAGTCAGTTGAGGGGTACTCACAGGAGCATCACCTCCTTGTGAACCACTCGATGACGGTTCCGAATCTCTCGAACCTCTACCACGCGATAGTCTGTGCCGTTGTGGGAGAGGATAGATTGGAGTGGGATTTCGGAATCCGCGAAGGTGAACACTTTCCCGGACGTGTAGATGATCTGTTCCCGGTTGCTGACTCGCCGGTCGACGATGCGCTCGGCAACCTCTTCGAATCGTCCCAGGATGATGTACGGGTCACCGTATTTGGGTCCAGTACCCGTCTCACCAACATACGGCGTCACCGTCAGTTCTTGGTTGAACCACCGGTGGTACCGTCGTTCCTTCAGCTCATTTGCTGTCCGAGCCACCCTCCGCCTCTGCAATGGCCTTCTCGAGCTCCTCCTTGCTCATGGTCGTGCGTCCGGAGATGTTCAACTCCTTCGCACGCGCCAGGAGGTCCTCTTTCGAGACTTCCTCTTCGGGCCGGTAACCGCGAGCAATGAGCGCTGCCTCGTAAGACCCTCCAGGGTTCCTCACGAAGATGCGGTTTCCACCCTTACGGGCCCAGTAGGGTTCCCTCTTTTCTTTCGCCATCAGGTACGCTCCAGTCTGTCCTTAAGCACCATGTCCCGGCGGGTGAACTGGTTCCACGCAACGCTGGATATTGCCACAGCGGGTTCCGCCGGCGCATGTTCCACTCGGTCCTCGAGGCTCTTGGCTTGTCGAAGCAGTGAGTCGACTACACCCCGTTGATCATCAGTGTAGTGACCCATCTGCTCCATCTGGTCTACGAAACTCGCTGCCTTCGCACGAAGTGCACGTGCAGCCGCGAGATCCTCCACGCCACTTTCGATCGTGAGGAAGGCAGCGAGCTCCGCATCGGTGAACCACGCATCAGACACGTCTGTGTCTGCGATCATCAACCGAATGCGACCAATCGGAGTTGATGGATCGTACGTGGCCTGGTCAGCCATGGCCTGTCAGTCGCTCTTGGACTTGCTCGACGAGGATGACTTGGACTTCGACTGCGTCTCCTTCTTCGCAGCCGCTTCCTCGCGATCCTCGACAGCGGGTCCGTACTGCAGCCGCCACTTGACGTGGTCACTCTCCGGACCCGAAAGCCGAACAGTCTCGGTTGCAGAGAGGTTGTACGTCAGGGTCTTGATGGCCATCAGCTTCCGCTCCCGTTTGATCCGACCACCGCCTGCCAGGTGAGCTGCCCACCGCCGAAGGCGTGGACCACCCGATAGGTGATGGACTCGTTCTCGTCCAGCGGCCCGCGAGGATCGGCACCCCCACCGACCGACGTGAACGCTGGCACCCGCTGCAGCAACAGCGGAGACTCCATCCCGCGCAAGCGATCGAACTGTGCGGCTGCGAGCCCCGGACCCAGCGGTCCGTTGTTCGGATTCGCGAAGAGGAACCACGAGGTATTCCCGTTTGCGTTTGATGCGACGATGGGGATGTAAGGATCCACCACCAGCTGCAGTCCGAAGTTCGGGATGATGCTGTTGGTCACCACGGGCGTCGCACTGTCCTGTTGCTGAACCTGAGTTGCAGTGAGGATCTTGCGTGCAGGCACCTCGAGCGCCGGAGGCACCACCAAAACCGCAGGACGGTTCATGATCGGGTTACCCGTCACCGGGTCGACCATCTGGCTGAACACCGTGTAGGCGGTCTCCAGTGATTCGACCGAGAGCGGAGGGTTGCCCGTCAACAGGTTGCCGTTCGAGCTGTTGATGAGGCTGGCGTGCGGACCATTGGCATCCACATATAGCTCGGTTGCGAACCGCATCTCCGACTGACGAGCTGCAGACGCAAGCAACGCCGGGAAGTCGGTGAAGGCTCCGAGATCGTCTGCCAGCAGCATGTGCCAGCTGATCCGGAAGTCTGCCCCGTACTTAGCTCCCCGCCAGCCGTAGTGCGTCTGAACGACCCCGCGCTCGGGATACGGTCCGAACTCACCCACCTGCTCTAGAGGCTCCGTACCTCCGAGCGTTTGTGTGATTCGCTTGGACCGAGTGAAGTCCGTGAACGTACCTATCTTCAGATACGCAGGGAACTGTGGCACCCACTCCGTGAAGCGAGCCAACAGCGTCCGGTCGAGCACATCCCCGAAGTAGGTGGGGAACTCCGACGTCCGCAGTGCCTCCTGCAGAACCACGTTCCCATACCGCGACTTCATGGCCTTGGCGATGATGTCGGCGGCTTCCTTCAGCTTCGCCTCGTACCCGGGCTGCCTCTTACGTGCATCCAGTCGGCGTCCGGCCTCCAGCAGGTTGGTGATGTCACCCTCGACGAGAGTGTCCACCCCTTCCCGCTCGAGAGTGACGCCCTGGACGCTGTTAGCAAGCTCCTGAAGAGCGCCTTTCAGTGCCGACATCAGTTCTCCCTTCCGATCTTGACGAGCTCGACCTCGATCCGGAGTCCCGCCACTGCGGTTGGAGCTGCAGTTGCAGTCACCACCTGGGCAACGATCTCGACCGGTTCGGACCCGTCGTTGTCATAGCGTACGACGGTCGGAGACAGATACTCTGAACCCGAACCCTCGAGGTCCAACGCATCGACGATGTTGTCGTGGTCGGTATCTCCGAGAGTACCGATGTTCAGTACCACTGTTCCGGACGCACTTGTGATAGTTCCCAACCGACGGACGGCAACAGAGCGGACACCCCAACCAACTGGGAGCCGTTCGACGAGGGTGACAACCTCGCCTTCACCGACGAGCGAGTCAGTGAGTCCCAGTTCATCAGCAGTGAACTCCGTGACACGAACGTCCGGGGATGAAAGAACCTGGACACCTGCCATGGATCAGTCCCTTCCTGCCGCGGCGACCTTGGCGGCTTCGTCCGACAACCCGAAAGCCTTGAAGCTCTCAGACAGGTCGATACCGCCTCCTTCGCCCTCTTCCTTTTCGGACTCCCCAAGACCCGTGACGATTCCCGAGCCGGAGAGCTCCCGCAGGTAGTCCTGCTCCTCCTTGATCGCCTCGGCAATGCCCTCGATGGTCTCGGCATCCTTAAACCGTTCGCGAATTCGCTTCACGATCGGCTCCGGAAGAGTCACAGAGGAGAGTGCCTCCTCTAGCTCCTCCTGAACCTTTCTCTTGGCTTCCCGCAGCTCAGCATCAGAAGCCTTCTGCTCCGCCTCTTTGGCCTTCTGCTCAGCCTCCTGAGCCCTCTGCTCAGCTTCTGTCCTAGCCCGGTTGGCCTCTTCGAGCTGCTGACGCAGCTCATCCACCTCTGCCATATCGATACCTCCTGTGAGTTCGGCAACGAGGTCTGGACGCTGTTCCTTGATCACCTCCACAGTCAGTGTCTTCATGACATCCGCCTCCGTAAGCGCATGTGCGCGCCCACCTGCTCCCGGCTCCGTCACGAAGTCCACTGATGCCGCTGCCACGAAGGACTCGACACACACCGTTGGGTGTCCGTCGATCTCGTCGTGGTACCCCATCCCGGAGGCCCGAATGGAGACTCCCAGTTGCTCAAGCTCCCCCGCATCTTGCAGCAACTTGACCTTCGAGAGGAACGCGGGATCGATCACCTTGGCCTTGCCGCGAAGACGCTTCCCTTCCTCGTCGTAGGTGACCTCTCGAAGAACACCCACCCACGCACCAAGGTCTCCTTCAGGTCGAAGAACCTTGTCCTGCTCCGTCGGGTGGTTCAGGTACATCTTCGCACCCTCGAACACCTGAGGCCCAGTCTCCCGAAGAGCCTTGTCCGTGTAGTACCTGGACTTGGAAGTGTTGAACCCCTCACGGATTACAGTCAGCTCAATTGTCCCCGCCTGCTTGTTGACAATCGCCTCTTCCAGCTGATGGTACTCTGCCAACTCGTGCTGAGTGTCAATCGCAGTGACCTCCGAGAGATCGAACAACCGCTGTTGTTTCACGATTCCTCCTTCGGTGCGTGCAGACAGAACAGGTGGTGAGGGAAGATCCGAAATCTCGGCTGGAGCATCGGAGAAGGGTCCTGTTCTGTCTGCCATCGCACCACAATCGATTATAGATACGTTGCTTCTCCCTCTGCTCGTCGTCACCCTCAGGATCCCGCTCGATCCCGGACTTCGAACACCCAAGGTTGCATAGTGAATCTCCGTGTCCCCGCAAAAAGCGACAAGTCACCCTTGTGCATCCCTACCTGGGAGAAGACAGCAGTATCCGGCGGAGTTGCAACCACAGTCACAGTCGTTTCATTCGCAGTCACCTCATACTCGACTGCTCCGAGAGCGACTTCGTTTCCGTAGCTATCACTGATCTTGATCTCCGCACCGTCGAAGATCGTCGGATCCGCGAGCCCGATCACAGTGAACTCGAACTCAGGAACATTGTCACCAACAGTCCAGGGACCCATTTTTCGGTTCGGTTCTGCCGCAAGGGGTTCGTGCGACATGTCACCTCCTTAAGGTTGTTTGCGTACGTGGGGAATGTAGCGTACCAGAGTGCACAGGTGCGTGTAGGTTGATGCGGGTCTCTGGAGAGTGCAATTGCAACGCGATACGGATGTTGTCTCGTCGATGTGTGAGTACACCCGTACCCCGATTAGCTGCAGAGCCCGTACCCACAAGACTGACTACTCCGACAGTCCGACCGTGACCGGTACACGCGTTTTGACCTGTGCCACGAAGTGACCTGCGGACCCTGCAACGTCCCGTACCAGCACCCACTGAGCGACCGAAACCGGACAGTCCTCGGGTGCACGTCATTGCACCTGACCCGGTAGCACCGTTCCCACCAGACCCTACGAGTGGAACTCTTGCCTGGAG